TATGATAATTTATCTTTAACTAAATATCCAAACATACATTTTGTAGGAGATGCCTTATCCGCAAGAGGAATAACAGTATCAGGGGCACAAGGAATTTACACAGCAGAAAACTTAATAAAAAAACAAAACAATAATGAAGAAAGTAAAAACACCATTTCCTCAATCTAAAAAATATAAAAGCCCTGACGGAACAATTAGGATTGTATGGAACAATAAATTACATTCATGGGAAGAGCCAGCTCTTATTCCAGAAGGAAGATATAAAATGAGAGAATATTATCTATATGGTATACAACACACTGAAGAAGAATGGAAATTAGCCAAAAGAAATTTTAAAGGGGTCCCTTTTTATAAAGACCCAAGGTTTAACGTAAGAAATTAAGAAAATGAAAATAGGATTTTGTGGAACAATGAGTGTAGGTAAAACTACATTAGTAAATGAATTAAAAGAATTACCTGAATTTATTGATTATAAAGTGGCAACAGAAAGAAGCCAATACTTAAGAGATTTAGGAATACCTCTAAATACAGATTCGACCCTCAAAGGTCAAACTATATTTTTGGCTGAAAGAGCAGCAGAGTTAATGAACGAAAATATCATAACAGACAGAACGGTAATAGATGTTATGGCTTTTACAGGGCTGGCTGAATCGGTTTCAATAATAGAAGCAGATTATTTTAGAGATTTCGCAGCAAACTTAATTGAAGAATATGATTATATATTTTATGTTTCTCCTAAGGGGGTAGATATTGAAGATAATGGTGTGAGAGAAGTAGATGAAAAATATAGAGATTTAGTTGATTTTTCAATAAACAATTTAATAAGAACTTACAGACATAGAATAAAAAACTTAATTCGAATAGAGGGACCAACCGAAAGAAGAATTCAACAAGTTGTGGAATCTATTACAATGAGTACACCTGTATATTTATAACAGACAGTGAATAAAATAATAAATAGTATACAGTTAATTTTTATAGTAATACTTGCTATTGCTCTTATTTTAAGTTTAATCTTTAGGCCTTCAAAACCTATTGACACTTATGAGAATGAAATTAATGCTTTAAAAGAACAAAACACCCAATTATTATTATCAAATGATAGTATAAATAGCATTAACAGTAAGCTTCAAAAAGAAATTAACACTATACTTTATGCTATAGATAGTACAAAAGTTGTCTTAAAAGAAACTGAAACTAAATTAGCAGAGTTAGAGAAAAAAAGAAATGAAATACCTAATATCATTAGCAATATGGATAGTGATGATATTACCAGCAGTATCTCAGACTATCTCAAGAGGAGAAGTAAAGGAGATAATTAACAGTGATGGTGATACTTTAATTTTAATGAATCTGGAAGATGCTAAAATTGTATTAAGCGATCTTTTAGAATATGAGATTGTTGATAGTCTTCTTACAGTTTATAAAGAAAAAGATACATTAAATGGAAATACTATAACTTTACAAAAAGATGTTATAGTTAAACTCACTCAAAAATCTGAAAACCAACAATCAATTATAGATAATTTTGAACAAATTTTATCTAATAAAAATACTGAAATTGATCTCAAAAATCAAATTATCGAAAAACAAAAGAAAGAAATTAAGAAACAAAAAGCCTTAAAAATAGTTGGCTTTATAGGATCTATTATATTACCCATCATAACATTAATAGCTTTAATTTAATGAGTGATATAAAAAAAATAATAAAACAAGAATATATAAAGTGTGTTTCAAGTCCAGCGTACTTTCTAAGAAAATATTGCCAAATCCAACACCCACAAAGGGGTAGAATCCAATTCAATCTTTACCCTTTTCAGGAAAAAGTATTAGATATTTTAATCAAAAATGATAGAAATATAATACTAAAATCTAGACAGTTAGGAATATCAACATTAACAGCAGGACAGGCTTTACATTTAATGTTATTTAATAAAGATAAAAATGTATTGGTAATTGCTACTACTCAAGCAACAGCTAAAAACCTTGTAACAAAAGTAAGAGTAATGTACGATAATCTACCAAGTTGGCTTAAACTCAAAAATGTTGAACATAATAGGTTGTCACTACGATTGGTAAATGGGTCACAGGTAAAGGCGATAGCAGCGAGTGAAAACGCAGCCAGATCGGAAGCCATATCTCTGTTGATACTAGATGAGGCAGCGTTTGTAGAACCAAATAAAATAGATCCGATATGGGCATCTGCACAACAAACCCTAGCAACAGGTGGTAAATGTATAATGTTATCTACACCAAATGGTACAGGAAACTTATTTCATAGAACTTGGGCAAAAGCTCAAGAAAAAGAAAATGATTTTATTCCTTTAAGATTACCTTGGGACATACATCCAGAAAGAGACCAAGCTTGGAGAGACCAACAAGATGAAGAACTAGGGGAAAGATTAGCAGCTCAAGAATGTGATTGTAACTTTTTAACCTCTGGAAATAGTGTAATACCTCCGGAAGTACTTGAATTTTATGAAACAACTTATGTCCAAGAACCTATGGAAAGAAGAGGAATAGGAGGGGATTATTGGATATGGGAATACCCGGATTATTCAAAAAATTATATGGTTGTATCTGATGTTGCTAGAGGGGATGCTAAAGATTACTCAGCGTTTCATGTTATAGATACTGAAACCTGCACACAAGTGGCCTCTTTTAAAAGCCAAATTGGCACAAAAGACTACGGAAATATATTAGTATCAGTAGCAACCGAATATAATAACGCTCTATTAGTAATAGAGAACGCAAACATTGGGTGGGCGGTATTACAACAAGTAATTGATAGAGGGTACCAAAATTTATATTATTCTCCAAAAGACTCTAACACACAAGACGCTGAAAGTTGGATAGCCAAAGGGTATGACATACTAGATAAAACAAAGATGACACCCGGGTTTACAATGTCAAACAGAACTAGACCTTTAGTAATAGCTAAATTGGATGCCTATATGAAAGATAAATCTATTATTATTAAATGTAGTAGAACTTTAGAAGAAATTAGAACTTTCATTTGGAAAAATGGAAGACCAGAAGCTCAACAAGGATATAACGACGATTTAACCATGAGTTTAGGCACAGCATGTTATGTAAGAGACACTGCACTTAAATTTGCACAGCATGGTATAGATTTAACAAAGGCAACATTAAACAACATTAAAAAATCAACACACGATACAAAAACAGTATACACTAATAGACCTAAAGAAGATCCTTGGACCATGAAACATGGTAAGGACAACATAGATTTAAGGTGGTTACTATAGATTAATATTTATTACATATACAACAAAGATGGCAGATAAAAGCTTATTTTCAAGACTACAAAAATTATTTTCAACTGATGTTATCATCAGAAATGTTGGAGGTAAAACCCTCAAAGTAGGGGACGTTAATAGACTACAAGCATACGGAAGTTTAGAAACTAACCGTTTGATGGATAGATTTACTAGATTATACTCTCCAGTAGCTTCGTGGGCATATAACCCAACCCTAAATTATCAAACTTTAAGATACCAATTATACTCTGATTATGAAGCAATGGACACAGACGCCATTATAGCTTCTTCTTTAGACATATTATCAGAAGAAGCAACATTAAAGGATGAATATGGAAATGTATTAACTATCAAAACTGATGATGATGCTATTAAAAAAGTATTAAATAACTTATTTTATGATATTTTGAATATAGAATTTAATTTACCTACATGGGTTCGTAATATGTGTAAGTATGGAGATTTTTATTTAAAATTAGAAATTAGTGAGAAGTTTGGAGTATATAAAGTAATACCTTTTTCAACTTATCAAGTAATAAGAATAGAAGGTGAAGACCCAGAAAATCCAGACAAAATCCAATTTAAACTTGAACAAAGTAGTGGATACAATATTCAATATCCTCATAGTAATGAAAACAAAGACGATTCTGTTTATTTTGAGAATTATGAGATGGCTCATTTTAGACTCTTAACAGATGCTAATTATTTGCCTTATGGAAGAAGTTATTTAGAGCCTGCTCGTAAATTATTTAAACAATACACATTGATGGAAGATGCCGCTCTTATTCATAGAATAATGAGAGCACCTGAAAAACGTACTTTCTACATAAATGTAGGATCTATTCCACCAAACGAAGTGGATGCTTTTATGGAAAAAACAGTCAACTCAATTAAAAAGACCCCATATGTTGACCAAAACACAGGCGAATATAACTTAAAATTCAACATGCAGAATATGTTAGAAGATTTTTATATTCCTATCAGAGGAAATGACTCAGCAACTAAGATTGATACTACAAAGGGGCTAGATTATGATGGGATGGCTGATGTAGAATATTATAGAGATAAATTATTCGCTGCCTTAAGAGTACCTAAAGCCTTTTTAGGATACGATGAAAATTTAGAAGGAAAAGCTACTCTAGCTGCTGAAGATATGAGATTTGCTCGTACAATAGAAAAAATCCAAAGAATTATAGTTTCTGAACTTTATAAAATTGCATTTGTTCATTTATATACTCAAGGATATGATGATGAAAGATTAGTAAATTTTGAATTAGAGTTAACTAATCCATCTATTATATTTGAACAGGAAAAAACTGAACTTTATGCTGCAAAAGTTGAGTTAGCTAATAGTATTCTAGAGGGTAACTTATTAAGTAAAGATTGGGTTTATAAAAATATATTTAAACTTAGTAATAAAGAATTCAAAACAGAACAAGAGGAAACTTTAGAAGATGCTAAATTTAAGTTTAGAGTAAATCAAGTAGAAAATGAAGGAAATGATCCTTTAGAAACAGGAGAATCGTTTGGTACACCACACGACTTGGCTTCGTTATATTCTACTAAAAGAGATAAATCAGTTATGAATGTTCCTGACGGATATGAAGAAGAAGACCCAGGCAGACCTAAAACCAAACTTTCCCAATATAAAACTGATAGTAATACATTTGGTAAAGACCCCTTAGGGCAAGCTACCATGAAATCCAATGATTCTCTAAAAGTAAGCAACACAAACGATGTTAGCACATTCCAGGAAAGTCAATTATTCAGACACAAAAATGTATTGGATTCCCTTAGAAAAAAGAGACCAACTCTTTTAAAAGAAAATGAGGGAATGTTAGATGAAAGCCAAATCACAGGCTTAGAGTAAATCCATATATTTATAACAGAGTAATTGCAATTACCTATGAAAATTAAACATTCAAAGTACAAAAACACTGGGATACTCTTCGAATTATTGTCAAGACAATTGACCTCTGACACGGTTGAGGGAAACCCCACACCTTCTTTGGACTTAATAAAAAAGTACTTTAAAAGAGGTACTACGTTGTGTGAAGAATTACAATATTATAATGTTCTTACAACCAACAAATATAAAGATCCAAGAAAATCAGAAATTTTATTAGAAGTTGTTTTAAAAAAGAGAGAAAAACTCAATACAAGCCAACTATCCTCTGAAAAGTACAATCTGATTAAAGAAATTAAAAAATACTATAGTATAGATAATTTTTTCAAAGCAAAGATAACTAATTATTCTGAACAAGCTTCTGTATATACTTTATTTGAGAGTATTTCTAAAAAGGTTTCGCCCACCTTACTTGTTGAAGCCAAATTTAGGGTATTAGATAATTTAAACGAAGTAGAAAACACCCCACTTAAGAGGACTATATTTGACGAGTTTAAAGAATATGATAAAGATGTGAGACTCTTATCTTATAAGGCGGTTGTTGAGGGTTTTAATAAAAAATATGCCCATTTAGGACAAAACCAAAAAAACTTACTATCTGAATATATTAATGAAGTATCTGATACACCCAAACTAAAAAAATACATTAATAAATGTATTACAGAAATAAAACAAAAAATTAAATCACACCATTCAAACACCAAGGATGGTGCTGTAAAAGTTAAACTTGAAGAAGTAAGTAAACTTTTAAAACCAGTTGACCGTGTACTTAAAGATTCTGATATAAGTAATGTTTTAAATTACTATGAACTTATAAGAGAATTAGATAAAGTAAATGGTTAAACTAAAAGACATATTAAATGAAGTAAGGAGAAAACCTGAATATGACTTCGAAACACAACAAGTAGATAAAGATCCTGAAACAGGTTCTGTAACTTGGAATGTTAGATATGATTTTAGTTTAGAAGACATATATAAAGATTTAGATGGAATTATACGCAAAATGAAAAAAGCTATAAAAGAAAATCCAAACGACCCTAGAGTAAGGGATTTATGGGTTGATGCGAAAAATTTAAGAAACAGAATAAAAAGAATTATAACCGACCCAAGATGAAAGCAAGCCAACTTAGAGAACTAATTAGAGAACTAATACAAGGTCATTTAGACGAAATGTCTACTACTGGTGCGTTAGTTCAACCTGGTGGACAACAAATTGCTACTACGAAAGC